TAGACGTTTGTCGACGTGCTGGTGTCATTCGTAATCGTTGCGCCTGAGCCGGTTGGCAACGCCCAGGTTGCTGTCGTGCCGTTTGATGTCAGCACGTAAGTATTCGCGCCAATCGGCAGGCGAGTCGAGCTGTTGACACCGTTGCCAATAATCAAGTCGCCCGTGCTAGTGACCGGCGACAAAGCGTTAAATGCCGCGCTGGCAGTTGTCTGGCCTGTGCCGCCGTTAGCGATCGGCAATGTGCCGGTCACCTGCGTAGTCAGATCCACGCCGGTCAGCGTGCCGCCCAGTGTCAGGCTGCCACTAGATGTGACCGTGCCGGACAGGCTAATACCGTTGACCGTACCGGTGCCGGACACGCTAGTGACGGTGCCGGTGTACTGGTCGTTCGACGTGATGGTGAAGTTGGGGTACGTGCCCGAAATGCTGGTCGTGCCCGCCCCGGTCAACGACACCACTTGGTCAGGCGCGGTGTTGGTGATCGTAAAGTTCGGGTAGGTGCCCGACGTGCTGATGCCCGTGCCGCCGGTCAATACCACGGTCTGGTCTGGCGCGGAGTTGTTGATGGTAATTGCTGCCGAGCCGTCATACGTTGTGCCGGCGCTGTACGAGATGCCGGTGCCGGCAGTCAGGGCGTTGGCTACACTGCCAGCCTGGCCGGTAATGTTGCCGGACACTTTGCTGCCGGCAATCGACGTAATCCATGTCGGGTCAGCATACGAGCCGGTTGTATAAACGCCGTTGGTGACAGTAGCGGCGTTGCCCGTAATGTCGATAGCCCACGTACCTGACGCGCCAGAACCTGTTGTGCTGGGTACGCTCAAGTTAGTGCGGGCATTCGCTGCTGTAGTGGCTCCTGTGCCGCCGTTGGCAACGTTTAACGTGCCCGCCATTGTGATGGTGCCGGAGGTCGTCACGGGCCCGCCAGAGGTCGTTAAGCCCGTCGTGCCGCCCGATACATTGACCGATGTGACCGTGCCTGACCCGCCGCCACCTTGATTGGCTTTATTGAGCAGGTTTAGGAAAAACCGGTACCAATCCCGCGAGACGAGCCCCGTCCGGTCGTCAGTGATGGGCGACTGATTTTTGGGTAGTTGCGGTTCGTTATCGGGATTAGGCATTGGTGCCGGTCAACGCGAGTTCGGCACCCATAATGGCGATCTTGACGGGGTCGGTGCCCGACACCTCGTACACGCGGTCACGCAGCTTGTCAGTCATGCCCAACCGACGCCAGAACGCTCTGAATCCGTAGTTGCCCATCTTGCCCATGCCGGCCCATTTCTCGTTCGACCATGTGTGGCCGCCATCATCCGAGAAGCGCAGCATGACCTGTGGGTCGTTTCCTTGGCCGGTGACTAGCCCAACACCTGTTTCGCATTCAAGTTGCAGGGCGTGCTGGGCGGTACGCTTCAAGTTGTTCTGACCGGTAGGCAGCGCCCGCCATGACCGCAGCCACTTCTGTGGCAGCGTGTCGTCAGCAAACACATCTAAATCGTAAGCGTAAATTTTGCCGTTCTGGAAGTCGCCAACAACCACTTCGTTGTTGAAAAACATCTGGCAGTTGGCGCGGTGACGGATGAACTGGCCATTGGCAAACCCGGCACGCTCATGCCAAGCACCTGTGGCCACATCGAACACCCAAGTCTTCTGAGCAGTCGGAAAGGTCAGCACGTAGAAAGCGTGGCCGTCTTGCTGGTAGGTAAAAGCGATTGCGTCTGAGATGGTGCCATAGCTCTGGATGGCAAACTCGACCGCGTGGGTTGAAATGCGCTGGCCAGTGTAGCCGTTGGCACGAAACACCACGCCTTGGCCACGGGCATCCGACCCTAGCCAGAACAGCGAGTTGTCCATCTTGGCCACTGAGAAGGTTGCTGCGCAGCCGATCTCGTTGACTGCACCTTGGATACGAGCCAGAGGAAACGGTGTGTCGCCTGCGTCGTACCAAACTTCAACCGATTGGGTGCCAAACAGCCATACCTCGCGGTGGTCGACAAACAACGAAATGAGGTTGTCCGGCATACCTTCAGCACTGGCAAACGACAGTGGGTCGAGCTGGGTGCCGTCAAGCAGCTCAGACGTCCAGAACTTCTGGGAGTTTGGCTCTTGGAAAACGAAATAGCCGTCCAAATAACCCACCGTCACTGCACCTGGAAAGTCTACGTCCGTAATTTCGGCGTACTCTTCAGTCGACGCGTCGTAGATGTAGCCATCAGGGTTGGCCGCAATAAAGAGCTGTGTGCCATTGTCGACCATCGAGACGGGGCCAGTACCGCTGACGTTACCCAGTGGTATCGATGTCCAATCGCTCGATATGCGGTAGAGCTTGCTGCCTGAGACGGCGTAGCCGTAGTTGCCGTACTGCCACAGCCCACGGATGGGGCCGGTACCGACAGTTGCCAGCTTACGTAAGCCTGGCGCCCGGTTCAAGTATGCAGGCTCCATACCTTCTGGTGCCGGTGTGGCTTCGGGGTACAGGTTCACCATCCGCGAGTCCGCAGCATTGACGCTGCGGGCGACGTAGGATTGGCCAAGAATCGGCGTCTTCACGGCTTAGAAGTTCCCGGCGTAGATGTTGTACCGCTGATGGGTTGCAACCAGCGAGTAAGGCATCGACATCACGTCGTCTGGGTTGTTGATGCGCTTCAGATTACGCTTGGACGTCATAGCAATCCGAACAACCTGTGGCATGGGTTCAACACCAAACTCGTTGGCTATTTCCATCGCCAAGTTGTACTTGAACGCACGCAGATAGCCTGGCGGGAACGACAGCACGGTGTTCAAAGTTGCGGGTTTATCCAGCTGCTGCACCGACACAAAATGCCACTCCAGCAAGCGTGTGGGCTTGGGGTAGATCGTCATGGTGATGTCTGGGAACGTGTTGTTCACAAACATGACCTGAGGGTAAGTGCTGGTAACTGTCTTGACCGCAATGCCGTCGTACTGCTGCTGGTTAATCAGCTTGATGCCGTAAGACACGTTGGTCTGCGGATCGCGGAAGTACGTCGCGTCGTCAATCAGAATAGGCCGGTTACCAACAAAGTCGCCGGTCGGCCCGAGCGTGCGAGTGATAGTGTCAGTTGGCCAGTTAAACACCTGATCTTCGGTGCAAAACACGGCTAGGCGCTCAGTATTCCACGAATCAATCATCTGATTCATGGCGGTCAATGCGTCTTGCGCTGCCTGCGGGGATGGCTCTTCACCTTCAGCCAGCTGGCCTATGAGCCGGAGCGACGCTTTGATCTGGTCGAAGGCGGTTGCCATTTACACTCCTTTAAGCTGCCGCCTCTACAGTGGTGCGGCTACGACGACGTTTAACTTCCAGTTCATTGGCTGGTGCCGCCGCTTCAGGAGCTGAAGGCGTGTCGGGATTATAGCGTTCCCAGCCATTTTGTTCATCAAATTCTGCCTCCATCTCCATATTGGCGATTTTGGTTCCGTGAACAGGATGCTGTAAGTGAATAATAGGCATAGGGTAGACGGGGCCGAAGCCCCGTGGTTTTACTGTACGTGAATTACTGCAAAGTTAATGACAACCGCCTCAGACAATGAACCGCCGGAAAGGTTGCGCAATGTGATTGTGCAGCTTCCGGTAGATTTGCCAGAAATCCAGCAGTTGTAGGCACCAGCAGTCGCACCAGCTGCAACGCTTAAGACCACAATGTCTTTAGCGGTGATAGTGCTGTTAGTCAACGTAAACGAGACGTTTGTGGCGTTAGCCAAAGCGGCGTCGTTCATAGTGATTTGACCAGCAGACTTGTTCAAGGTCACGCCAGTCGATTTGCTAGTTGCTTGAGTTACGGTACCGCTTGCGTCTGCGGTGTAGCCCAACTCGCCACCAGACATCACCGAGTCAGACCCGATGATGTTCTGATCTTCGTAGGCCACGCCGATCGGTTTGGTATTGGATGACATGGTGGTTCCTTTAAAGAATAGGGGGCCGAAGCCCCCTCGGCATTAAGAGATGCGGTACAGCGTCCAAGAACCGTCACCGGTCTTGCGAGCACGGAAGTGGCCTGAAGTACCTTCAGTCACTGCCATAGCGCCCACCAGAGTCCAGCCAGTAGCCGTAGCAACCGTTACGTCGTCAGTACCAGCATCGATATTGATAACGTAGAAGTCAAATGCTG